AATCAGCAGGAGTATTACCAGCATCACCCTCAAAGTTTGCGTAATATTGTTGACTAGTATATATTTTTCTTGATTCTGCCATTATCGTTCAGATTGTATTATTTGTTGTTCTTTTGCCGCCGCTGCTTGAGTTATATCCGCAGCTCTTATAATTACTCCCGCGTAAGATAATATTTTCACCACTAACTCATGTTGTTCGGAAGCGTGCAGTTCAAAGTCCTTATAATTGCTGGCGCTTGTATTGGCAATCACTTGTCCGCCTGCAGTACCCCCGACCCAGCTTATAAGAATAGAAGATATTCCAGTTGTTGGGTATATAACTACGCCACCTTCGTGCCTAACATACACGGGGTTATTTATCGTGGGCTTAGTGAGTGGTGATCTATTTAGATATAATATCTTTTGGCTTGACACCTCACCCGCGTGTATAGCATTTGCGGACACAGTGCCTAGCCTAAAAAAGTTAGAAGGATAAGCGTAGTAACTTGAAGTAGTATTGCCTGCAGCATTAGAAAATGTCCCAGCGCTTATTGTTTCCTCGTTTTCAAACAAAGCTATTTTTTCTTCTACGTTTTTTCTAATATCTGAATAATCAGAATCATTAGAAACAACATAGTTTCTTAAAGAAAAATAACCTTCAAAAATTTCATTTTGAGCCTGGTTAGCAAGCGAATTAATTTCAGCTGGCGTAATATAACCTCTATTTTCTTTATTAAGTATGTTTAATACTGTTTTATAAACGTTGTCTATGCTTACCATTATTGTTTTTATTTATTAGATGGTTATAGCTAAACGAATAACTATAACCTGGTATTCTATGAAAGTTTCTTTTCAATAGCTTTCATAACGTCTACACCCTCATCTGTTTTTAAGAATCGTGCAAACGCTGCGTATGGATGTTCATCAAATGGTACAGTCATAATTTTCTTACCATTTGTGCTCCATTTAAATACTGTATTATCATCTGTTAGTTTAACAATTCCAGCTTCCACACATCGGTTAGCTAAGTTGCGAAGTTTAATATCTTCGTCTTTTGCCACTTCAATAAATAGTTCTGGATCATTTTTAGCGAACAAATAACAATCTCTTTTTATTTCTTTAGAAGACATGTTAACTATTTCAGACCCTACTTCAGTCCTTAGTATAGCCTCAAGATGCTCAATATCAAGTTCTTGTACTAATTTTAATGCTTCTAATTCTAACTCTATAATACTTATATCATCAACAGCTTCTTTTACATTATCAATTTCTTCCCATAAGTTTAATCTATCTGGATGATATAATGATAATAATTGTTGTAGCAAAGGTTGTGATTTAGGCACTACAATCGCGCCATCTTGAAATACTATATGTTTAAGTTGTGCAAAGCCATCTTGCTCATCTACAAATAAAGACTTTTGATTATTTGCATATCGTATTTCTCTATTAATACCTTTAGCTTCATCAAACCACAGCATGCCTGTGCTTTTAATTTTGTATGTTAACGGTGACATACCGTTTTTAAGAATATAAGTTCTATCTTTAATTTCCCAATTTTTCATAATATAATTTAATAAGATAATAGCTAAAGGGTGGCCGTAACCACCCTCCGCTATATTAATTTACTACTTCAATAAGAAGAAGTTGTTGGCTCCTTGAGTAATTAAACATCTTTCAGACAAGAAACTAACTCTCATTTCGTCTTTGTCAGATGTATAAGCACCTCCTACTGATCCAGTAATCCAAGTTTTCATTTTTCTGTCATCAGTCTCAGAAGAACGATAACGTACGTGTAAAAATGGTCTTTTGATATTTTTACCTAAATCTTGGTCGTATACAGTAGATGTACCAGCAGGAATAATAGTTCCTTCAACATCACCAAAACCGCCTCTAGTAGCAAAATCATTTAGATATTTCCAGTCAGTTTTGTAGAAGTCATAAGAACCTCTTCTAAACCCAGAAAATCCTAGATTTAATGCCATATCCTCAGAATTGTTAAATACTCCGTAAGAAGTACCGCCTGATCCATAAGAATTTTTAGCAGCTAGTGCATCATCAATAGCTAGAGATAAAGCTCTATTGCTATAAATCATGTTTTCTTCAATAGCTCCATTCTTGTCTAGTTGCTTAAGGATATTGTCAAAGCCGGTCATATTAGACGCTAGATCTGTAGAAAGATCTGTATATACATTACCTCTTGCTTCAAGGGCGGCGAAGAAACCTTCAGAACCGCTATAACTAGCAGCAGCCGAACCAGCAGAACCAGTTTTCTTAACTGACTCTACCATAGACATTTCTAGGTAATCTTCAAATCTTAGTCTAGTTTCGTGCTCAGACTTTAGGTACCATAGGTAACCAGATGCACCATTCTCAGAAGTAACTTCAATCCAACCAATCTGAGCGGTGTCAGATCCATGGATAGCGTAGTTATCTTTTAGGATAATAGGCTTGTTAGTATAAGAGCTGTAGTCAGAATCTAAAGATCCAGCCATGCCTATGTCTCCTTTAATAAATTCAGACCCATATACTAGTACATTAGCTTTAGCATATGATGCAGCGCCTGTAACACCTGTCCAGTTAGCAGCTGTATAAGCAACAGCGGTAAAAGTTCCAGTGTCACCAGAAGCAGCAGCTCCGGCAACAGTAACAACACCTTTGACAACAGGTCCTGTAGCAGCGCCTGCAGCGGTTAAACCTTGTACCATAATGGTTTGCCCAGCTCTAACAGCAGGAGCATCCCCTGCAGCATAAGCAGTACCATCAGGCTTAGCAGCAAAAGTAACTGTAAATACAGACTCACCAGTACCACTAGCAGTAGCGATAGCTACGTTGTCATAGCGGGTATGTAGTCTTCCTTGCTCAATCCATCTGATTTCGTCAGAAGTAGATGGCATTTCAGCTGATACCATACGTAGAAAAGAAGAGATAGAACGATTTCCGTAAATCTCAGCTTCTTTTTCGTATACATCAGGTAAAAATTGTTTTGTAAAATCAAAATCGGTAATATAATTACCTTGAAATAATGACCCCTTGGTTGATGAAGGGGTTAAGTTTTCAATGCCAGTTGTAATAGCCATTGTAATAAATTTTTAAGTTATTGTTTTAGTTTCATTCTTAGTTTAGAACTAGAATCACCAGAAACAACCTTAAACTTTTGGCCTGAAGCTGTTTTAATAACACCTTCTTGCCTTGGGTCCATATTTATATTTTTAGCTTCCTTTGCGGATTGGCGTAGAGCATCGGCACGGCCTTGCTCATAAAAATGTTCAGCTAGCTTATCTGCGTTTCTCGCGGTAAACAATGCTTTATGATAACCCTTGGCATCATTAATTTGGCCATCGTCACCTAAAAATTGTTTTACAAAATTGTTTATATCAGATTGCTGTGTTTTTGTATCATTAACATTATTGACTTTATAACGGTATTTATTGTTTCCAACTTGGAAATCAAACCCTTTAAAATCTTGACTAAACACATTGTCTGTTTTTTGTAAAAAACTTTCAGTAAGTTGTTTGCTTGATTCAGCGTTCTGTTGATATGTATTGTAATACTCTAAAGCTTCTTGGTACTCCTGAGGAACATCTGTTTGCTTCTTCAACTTGAGGTCAGCATAATATTTCTCTTTGTTTCCTTCCAAAAACTTTTTAGCATTAAATAGCTCTTCTTTAAATGCTCTTTTCTTAGAGCGTATTTCTCTTGGTTCATCTTCTTCTTCACTATATGAAAAATTATCTTCCATATATTCAGAAATTTCTTGTGTGTCCCAAGGTTTAGATTGTTTATAATATTCTCGCAATAGATCACCATCATTATATTTTGATAGGTCTCTATTTAATAAAACAAAATCTTCAACACTACCACCTGTTTCTTCCATAAACTTAACAAGTTTATCTACATTTTCCGGAAGTACAACTTCTGGCTCTGCAGGTTTTGGTTGTTCGTTTACTTGTGCAGCTCTTTCGTCTACTTTGGGTTGGTTAGTTTCTACCGTCTCCTCTTCGTCTTTGATGAGCTCGAGCGGCGAGTCTTGCTCTTCTGTTTCTTTGGCTTCGGTTTGTTCTTGTACTTCTTGCTCCACTTCTTTGCTATCTCCGGGTGCATTTTCCACAGGAACCTCCTTTGCTTCTCGCTCTTGAACGGCATCTTTTTCTTTGTTTAATTCGTCTAAATTAATTTTTGGCACTTCATCAACCTCTTTGCCTGCGGCTTCAGGTTCAATCTTACCTTCTTCAACTGCTTATCTAAAACAGCTTGTTCTTGTTCTTGTGCTGACTTTTGCTCAACGTCTTCAGCAGCACCTTTAATTTTCCATTCTGCCATAATTTAATAATATATAATAGTTAATAATTTTTTTATCTAGGTTCAAATCTGCTAAGATCTATTCCGCCCAGAACATCGTTGCCCGCGGATTCAAAAGCTTTTTTAGGCTCAGGATTTGATACTGGCTTTTGTAGCTCTATTTGTTTTTTTGCGTCAAGCTCCATCCCTTTAAGCTTCATATTTAAATCAAATTCATATTGCATTAACTCTCGTTTCGTTTGCGCTTCTGATTCTAATTTTTGAATATCAAGTTGGGCTTGTAGTTGGGCTAATTTGCCTTTAGCTTCAACTTTCATATTTTCAGACTGCGCTTTAGCCATTTCAGCGGCTTGAGCAGCCTGAGCGTTAGCTTGCGATTGCGCTGCAATATTTCTTTCCGCTTTCAATTGGTCTGTAGCTTCTTTCTTAGTTCTTCTGTATTTTAATAATTGATTGGCTAGTTTTATATTTTTTATTTGTCTTATATCAATTATATCTTCAAGATGTATTTGATCTCTTGACAACGCTACTTGTATATTATTTTCTACAAGCTGTTTTTCATCCTCATCTGGGTCCAGCTCTAAGAAAATACCAAAGTCATGCATATGTAAATTATCCATTTCTTTTAAAGCACCCACACTAAATCTTCCGATACCTCCAATCATCGCATCCCTTTGTGGATGATACGCCAGCACGTCTTTTATTCTTACAGATATAGCTTCTGCTAAAGTACTTGTAATGTATAAAGAACTATGCAGTATATGTCTGGTTGCTGTATTAGAATTTGCCGCGGCTAATTTTTGTACGCCCACTAAAGCATATGGGTCTGGATCAGATCCGTCTCTTGCTTCATTTAATCCAGTAACATCGCGAAGCATTTGCAGATAATAATTATATGCTTGTATTAATGCTTGGCTTTGTTGTCCACCACCGCCAGGTAATTCCTGTATTGGTACTTTGCCAGGGTTCATATCGCCATCAACAGTCATAGATCTTCCTATAACTGATCCTGTTTGGAAATATAAATTTAGAGCTTCCTGCGGATTATAATTTGTGCCATTACCTAAATCAATTTCAGCTAACCCATCGGCATCTAAATAAACACCAGATGGTGTCATTCTTTGTATCACCTGCTGCAGCTTTAAATGTGTAAGCTGGATTAAATCAGCATAGGTAACCATTCTACTAACTAAACTTTCAATTTTACCCTTATACATTCTAGGGGCACTAACAACATAATTCATCATTACTTTGTTAATGTTAGAATCGGGCCTAACCATATTAGTAGCTTTTTGCCACTTTAAAAGTTTATTAGAACCTAATACTAATACACCTTCATATATAGTTTCCATAGCCTGAGCTACTCTTTCAAATCTAGTTCTTTGATCTTTAGGTGGATTAAACTTGTCATCTTTCTTTATAGCTTTTTTAGCACCAGTAGATGTTTCTTTTATTTTGTATACACTTTTTCCCCAAGTCTTCCAATTAAAGTATAATACAGTCAATGTATTTGTATCAAACGTATCATTTGAATCATTATCTACATAATCGTAATTATTATAATTAGACGATTTTTTTATAATGTCTTCAAACTCTTCATCCGTTAACTCCGGAAATTGTTTTTTAAGCTCATTAGATTTAATTTGCTTAACTTCACCAAAATAATATACATCGTCAAAATTAGGATCTTCCGTGTAAGAATATATTAAATTTGATGGATCAACATATTCTAATTTTATACCATCTGTATTATTAAATGTATGCTTGGCAGCCGCAATACCTAAAACAGTTTGGTCATAATCACATCTCTTTTTTATTTCGTGATAAGCATTTCGTTTAAAAGTATTATCAATAGCTTGCTCATGGGCCAATTCAATAGATTGTTTATAACCTATTTGCATATGAAGCTCTAACTCTTCTTTATTAGACGGTAGGTCTTCCTGCTTTACATTCCTTACATCAACCCCTAATGTTTCATCTATTTGCGTAATTAATTCTTGAGTGTTCATGTCCTCAAGCATCATTTCTACAAAGTTAGTTCTTTCTTTTACAGACGTAGGGTCTTGCGCAAAAGCTTTAACTGTAAACAATCTATCTTGCATACCGTTAACAACTATATCTACAAACTTAGGTATAATTGGTACTGGTTTCCAGTCTAAATTAAGATAAGATAAATCTCCATTTACAGAGAACTCATCTTTATATTTCTGAACAGATTGCTCACCTCTGGCATATAATCTTAGTTTATGAAAGTCCCGTTGATTTTGTACGAACCTTCCTGTGCCAGATGATTTTCTAAACCATTCGTTTTGTATACCCCGGGCCACTTCCATTCCGTAGTCCATGCTAGCTTTAGTAGCATCGTCAACCGATTGGCTGGGAAATTGGGTAACTTGTCCTGTAGCTTCTGCCATTTTTTATTGTATTATTTTACTTTTTGAGCCTTGGTTATTATATTTTGAAAATCCAAAGTCTATTTTCTTAACTTCTCTTGCAGTTTTAGATGCGTATAAATGTCTTTGGCACGCCATTATAGCAAGGCCAGAACTTATAGATGCATCAAACTTTGTTCTTTTGTTAATATCAAATTTAGCCCAGTCTTCCAAAGTTCTTTGAAAATACATTCTACCACAATCTCCGTTTTCTTTTAACCCAACGTGGGTTTCAATATAACTTTCAATTGCAGCCGCGTGGGCTTGTCTTATATCTTCTGAAGTATTAGGTATACCACCTAATTCTCTTTCTGTTACAGATAATTTATTCCTAGGTCTATCAGGTCTATTCATTGAATATCCCCTATAGCCTCTTCTTTTGATATGATATAATAATCTAGGTTTATTATTTTCAGCAAGTATTGGCATACCGTAAAATATCATTGCCATAAGTACATCTTCAAAAAATATTTCAGCTGTTTGCGGTCTAGCAACATATTCTAAAAAAAATTGACTAGACGGTACATCTGAAAGCATACTAAATGTTGTAAGCCCGTGAAGTGCACCATTAGATCCGCTGCCATCAGTTGTTCCGCTAATATCATAGCTATCACAACCAAAAGCACCTAAATCTTTATTGCCTGGGTATTTAATACCGTTTTTTACTATTATATTGTTTTGCATTTCAACCGGTGGAATCCAGGATAATTTAAATCTACCTGTTTTGTTTGGATAAAATTCTACTATAGAATCTTTAACTCCATTCTTCCAGCTAAATGAACCGCGGGTTGCATAACCCTTCATTGTCATTTCTTCGTTGAAATCTATTTGCTCGTATATTTTATTTAGATTGAATAAAGACTTTTCTATTTCATCTCTAAATGCATGCTTTTCGCTTCTTGGAAACTGCCTATAAAATTCATTTAAAGCATCATTATTCCCTTTGAGTCCATCTGCTTCATTCTCCCAATGATCGATGACTCCATGCCTGATAAGCTCTCCGTCAATTCCTTCGACCGGTTCTTCTGGATGATCGAATACAGGAAATCCATATTTGTTGATGAATCCCTCATAGTTCCATTCCATAGGTATGAACAAAGAGTATAGTCCACTAGCAGTCTGCCCATTGCGGTTTCTATTTTCAACTTTTGAGTCATTATATAATTTTTTAAAATTATCACCGCCTTTATCTAAAGCATTTGATGTTGAGCCCATCATACACTTCCCAACAACTTTAGCACCTAACCTTAAGCAGGTTTTTGTAACACGCCAGTTGTTTAATATATTATCAGGTCTTTCCCATTTACCGGATTCGTCGTGAACTAATAATTTTAGTTTCTCACCATCGTAGGAATTGTCACCTGTGTTTTTCCAGTCAATCGTAGTGTCCAATCCTTCCCCAACCTGTACTTCGTTCTGATCAGTTGCTTTGAGTGAATTTCTTGTAAGCCTCTTAGACGGTATTTTGTAGGAAAGTTCTGTTTTAGGTCTTTCCATACCATCTTGTATTGGCTTAAAGAAGAACGGGTAATTGATTGAGATAGGCACAATTTTATCGGTAAACATTTTTTTTGCGTCTCCCCCGCTTTTAGATAATACCCCAAATCTTGCGTCTTTTGATATTGTAGCTTGATTAACCGCCTCTGAGCTAGCCATAAAGGAGAAGCCACTCCGTCTATTTTTAAGGTAGCATATTCCGTAACATCTATAGTCTGCTTTACAAGCTTCCCAGAAGTAAAAGAATATTTTATTTGATTGTCTAAACTCGGGCGCCCCAACATCAATTTTTGTCCAGTTGAGGTACATATAATGTGTTCCTGTAATATAGGTTGCTGTGCCGTTGCACATAAACCAATAGCCATCACTGCGACAATCAAACTCTGAATTAATATATTCGTAGTATTTTTCCTTAATTTCATCTGGATATAATTGAAAATCATGTATTGATTTAATTTTTGATAACGTAGCGGGTTTTAAGGTTTGCTTAAAAACTTGATCTTCAGGTTTTTCGCTATTTGAATATACTTCTTTTGGTATTGCAGGTAATGCAATACGCAATCCTTGTACTTCAAAAATTTCACCTATAGTTCCATCTTTACTTATTACTACACAATCAAGATCGTCATTATAACCGTACTTATAATTTTTTAGCTTATTATTTCTTTTTACATTTTTAGTAGACAAATGCGCAGAGTGTATAGCATATAGATTTTGTTTATACATTATTTAGCTCTGTTTTCTACACCATAAAAGCTGTCTTTAGTAGCCTTTGGCGATTCGTTCATCATTTCATTTATTTCTTCTACTTTTTGTAAAAGTGCAATAGCGTCTTCCATTGCAAGTCTGTAAGCTGAGGCTGATATTTTTACCTTTTCAGGATCTAGTTCGTCTGGATCCATTCTCTTATTCATTACTTTTATTAATTCATCAATTGAATTTTCTGCAGCATTAAGAATAAGTTTTCGTTTCTTTTTTATGTCCATAGTTGATAGTTATGTCTGTTGATAAAATTCTATATAATTTTTTATCATCTATGTTAAATTCATACTCAGATTCTGGTGTAAAGCCTACAATATCCCCACAGACCAACCCTAACGAGCTTAAATAGTCGTTAGTATATGTAAGCACTCCTAAAAGTTTTTGTTCGCTCTCGGTGCTCCATATGTCTTCGTTTTCTAAAGGTTTTACAAAACAATACATATTTGGGCAATGCCATTTGCCATTTTGATTATACGCAAACAACTGATCAGGTGATACTGAGTATCTATCTTCGTCTATATAATTTCCTGAGTTTCTTTCTTTACCTTTAACATCATACCATCTTCTAAATACATTGTGATGCACTATAACTTGGTTTCCTGGTTTTATAGATGTTTTAATATTTATAGGTGTGCTTATCACCGTTCCAATTCTGTTTACAAATTCATAATCTCTTTCTGTAATTTCAGTATTTAGTATAAGCTCTTTACCTTCAACAGATGTTTTATTATTGTATCTGTCATTTGTTGATATAATATAATTGTATAATGACTTCATTTAATAATCTAAATTATATTCTATAGACACAGCCATGTTTTTATTAAAGTGTTTCCACGGTAATTGTGATCCCTTTTTTTCAATGTATATCTGAAATGAACCTTCTTGTTCAATTATGTCACAAATTTTGTGTCCTCCGTAAACTTCTTGGCCTACGGAATAATGCATAGCTTCATTTTTATAGTCTTGCCCTATGCTTATTTTCCTAATTAATTTCATTTAATTTATTTTAGTATGTCCATATAGTAGTGTCAGGAGCCCCCGAGTAACCAACACCTACATGTACAAAATTATTCTTCCTTGAAATGCCTATACGGGTAAAGCCTACTTCAATAGCAGCTTTAACTAATTTAAAAGTTGCTTCTCCACCTACACATGCAATGTCGACTGCAGCCCCATAAGCATGCTCCCCGGGTTTAGATTTCTTAGCTTCTATTGGGTGATCAGGACTTCTGTAAGTCGATGTCAATTTAATTGGATAGCCATATTCTTCTCTTAAATCATCCAACATAGCTAATAGCACTGGATCCATTTTATCAAATTCACTAAACTCAGACTCCTCAAAGTATTTCATTTTTTATTTCTATCTTTTAATTTAATATAAATATTCATCCCTGTATATAGTATTGTCATTACTAATACCACAGTTTGTAGCATGGGGTTTATGTTAGGCATAGCTGAAAATGCCACCGCTCCGACATTTACGCCGTAAATTTTTAAGTCGCTCATTATTTGTGTTTACTGTTTCCAAATACTTTTTCTACTCCACGCGAACCAAAATATCCTCCAATCACGATCGTAAGAAGACCGGTTATAGAATCTAATGGATAACCCATATACCAACCGGCTACATAACTAACTGTTAAGAATACTAAAGTTAAAGGGCGAACATTAGCAGCAAGCCAAGATCCTGAGGTTGCATCCGCTACCCAGCGTTTTGTTGTGCCATCTATTTCGGCTCTTTCAATATCTAATTTTTTAAGTGCAATTTTTTTATCTCCTTCTGACATATCAGAGCCACCTATAATAGCTTGTATTACAGAGCCTACAGGCGTATCACCTGCTATTGCACCAACGACGTTAGGAATTTTTTCTAATAAGAATTTCCCAACGCCGGTATCTTTAAAGCGTTTTTTTGCCATATTTAATTTTATTTAAATGCCATATAGATAAATGTAACCCCACTATTGTTTAAGTCACTAGCTGTTGTATTTAATGTAAATCCATTTGAATTTAAAACCACATATGTACCTGTTAATTCAGCTCCTGCACTATTTGCTATTAACTGGTCGCTATAAGGTGATGTTAATCTCTTGTCATCAAACATATACCAACTTGCTGAAGCAGATGAAGCTTTAATCATTACAAAAGCAGGTTCAAATCCTGTTACAATAGTATGACCAGCAGCACCTGTCCCTGAATAACTCCCTATCTTACTATATCCTGCAACTGAATGGAAGCAATAGTTAATTATTTCATTGCCTGTTTGCCACCAATCAGTAAAAGCGTTAGTTCCAATAGTAAAGCCCGAATATGTACCTGACATATCTGTTTTTGCATCAGTCTGATTTAACTTTAAATAATCTACACTTGTATCAATTACCGTAGTAATAACGTACCAATCAACCGCAGCACTATTTGTTCTTTTTTGGATAATAATCTCAGGAGGTGACGTGAGTCCGTGTCCTACGGAATTAGAAGCATTATTAGTTGCAGTATATTTCACAATACTAAACCCTGCGGCAGTATTCGCACTAACGGAACTTGTTATATTAGTTCCTTGAGTGTTTGATACCGCATCAGCATTTGAGCCTTTCCAGTTCCAAGCTACGTAATCTTCTCCATTAGAGTTTGTTCTTATGTGACTACCTTGTGGTGTAAAGCCATTAACATCTATATCATTAACGTGGTTTGTTGTTGTAGAATTTTCTGCTTCAGCTAAATCAGGACTTAAAAATTTATATGTTCCCCCTGTGCCTATGCCTCTTACCGAATCAATTAAGTAATGATTTGCACTTGAATTATCTCTATTCTTTATCCAAACCAAATCAGGCTGGAATCCTACATTAGAAATATATTGACTTGCTCCCGTACCCTCATACAACACAGTCTTAAAGTTAGATGTATCTACTTCAGGTTTTTCGTTGTATAGTTCTGTTACTTGGCTTGATGAAAGGGCAGCATCGTAGATTCTTACTTGGTCTATTGAACCATTCCAAGCAGTTGATGTGCTTAATGATGGTTGGTTTCCAATTATACTTATTGCAGAGCCTTGTATTGTTGCAGTTGCAGACACCGTTTCAGTATCTTGCTCCGAACCATTAACATAAAATTTAGTTATATTATTAGAATCGTCTCTTGTGAAACAGATGTGATACCAAGTAGACTGTGTTAATTGGTACGTATGAGTTAAAACATTAGTATCAGAACTTGAACCATTTCCAACCCTCACAACCCATTGCCCGTCACTTGGTCTATAAAGAGGCTCAAGTGTACCTCCATAACCCGAAACAGCATTTAATGAAAATATTCTTAATCTATTTGATGTGGTTGTATTTCCTAACTGAAACCATCCAGAAACGCTTACATCACTGGTCAATCCTGTAAGTTTAGGCAACGCTATCCTACTACTACTCCCATCAAACACCGCAGCTTGACCAAACCTTCCGAATCTGTATTCGATGTCTGTTTCTGTTCCATCGTAGCTACCTTTTTCATCCTCTGCTGAATTGTCTAATTTGTAATAAGCAAGGTTTGTAGTAGGATAGTCATTATCAGTTGTAGTTGCAGTATATTCACAAGCGGTTTCTGCGTAAAGGGTTTGTATTTGAGAAGTATTTAACGCAGTCTGTAAAAACCTTATTTGGTCTAAATCGCCATCAAAATTATATGTGCCTACATATCCCGCATAATATCCTACTTGAATTGCATTTGCAGTTTTTGTTCCTGTACCTAGAGTTTGACTTATAACAGGAGTAGTATTTCCATCAAGATAAAGCTTTTGTGTATTATCCGAAGTGTTATTGACTAATACGAGATTATGCCAGTCGCCATCATTTATAGCCGCTGTGCCTGCCGTAGTGTAATTAAGACCATTTGAATAATAGTTAGCTATGGAAAGTTTACCAGCCCCACCAGATGCAGAAGATTCCATTTGAATATAAAAACCATAATTAGACCCAAAATCAGATATTATAGCTGATTGGTTTGATGCTGTGGTCTTAATCCATA